TCGTCCCCGGGATGTACCTCCGGATGAACACTTCCTGGGGCTGGCCAGCCGTTCCGGCGGACGTGATCCAGTCTTCCAAGATCATCGCCGGTGCCAACTTCCAGATCAAGGACGCTCCGTTCGGAGTGGCCGGGTCCGACCAGTGGGGGACGATCCGGGTCCGGGACAACCAGATGGCGATCAACAAGCTGAACCGGCTGGCCAAAGACCGGATTCTGGTGGGGTGAGACATGGCGACGCTGGGAGAGATCAAGGACGGGCTCGACCACACCGTGGAGCGCCGTATTCCGTCGATCAAGGGATACGGGGACATCACCGACGTGGTCCAGGTCCCGGCGATGGTCGTCATGCCAGCCAGGGACACGGCCGACTTCACCGGCGCCATGGGCCGGGGGATGGTGACGTGGCGGTTCGACCTCTACGTACTGGTGGCCCGGGGTGAGGTCACGTCGGCCCAGAACAAGCTGGACCAGTACATCAGCCCCTCCGGGGACATGAGCATCCCCCAGGCTCTGTACCTGAATCCGGACCTGGGGCTGAGTGACGGGACGGACGCCTTCGTGGAGGGCGTCCGGGAGTACGGCGGGAAGTTCCAGACGGCCCGTATCGATCATGTCGGAGCGATTTTGCGGGTGGTCGTCCGCACCCCCGGGAAGTGAGTGATCAACAATGTCTCTTCGCACGAAGAACACGATCTTGGACGCTGGTACTCCGCCCACCTTCGCGGCGGCCACGGCCTCCGACACGATGGACGTCGGGGACAACCTGTTCGCGGTCTATCGCAACACGGACTCCAACTCCAAGACCCTGACCGTGGTCGGGAAGCTGGTCCTGGAGAACGGCGTGACGGCCCCGGACAAGACCTACACCCTGGCCGCCGGGAACGTGACCATGCAGGAGTGCTGGATCCCGCTCCGGAAGATGTACCAGGACCCGACCACCGGCGTGGCGACCGTCAACGTGACCGGCACCGGCGGAGTCACCGGCGTGACCATGGCCCTGGTGGAGCGCTGATGGCCACGAACCGGAAGCGGACGGGATCCGCCGGACCGGCTGAAGCGCCCCAGATCTAGCCGACCTTCGCGCCGAATCCCGTACCTCCCCAGCAGGAGCCCCCGGAGGAGCCGGAGGAACGGCTGTACGAGGTGACGGGGCCCAGGGAAGTCGGGGGTGTGCGCGCTCCCGGGACCGTCTGGCTCACCCTCACCCGGGGAGCGGAAGAAGCCCTGATCGAATCGGGGAGTGTCGTTCCGGCCTGGGAGGAGAAGCCCCCGCCGGAAGAGGAGCAGGCACCGGAGGAACCGGAGCCCAGCCAGCCCATGACGGGCGTACAGGAAGAAGGTGACTGATCATGGGAAAGCTGGTTCTCCGGGACTGCTACATCGTGGTGAACTCCGTGAACTTCAGCGACCATGTCTCGTCCGTTGAGGTCAACCTCAGCAAGGACGAAGTGGAGACCACGAACTTCTCCGGCCAGGGCCGGGAGCGTGTGGCCGGTCTGAAGGACGACAACTTCGTGATCAACTTCCAGCAGGACTTTGCGGCGGCCCAGGTGGACTCCGTGCTGTACCCGCTGTACGCGAATGAGACGGAGTTCTCCATCGAAGTCCGTCCCACGTCGTCCGCCGTGTCGGCTTCGAACCCGAAGTTCACCGGTACGTGCATCCTGCTGGAGTACCAGCCGCTGTCCGGGTCGGTCGGTGACCTCTCGGAGACGGAAGTCACCTTCCCGACCCAGCGGACCGGCATCACCAGGGCCACCAGCTGACATGGCCTTCAACCGCACCCCAGGGCCTGCACGGTTCCGTGTCACCACGGGACCGGAGTGGAAGCGCGTGGAAGAGGCCCTGAGGGCGGTCGACAAGAACGCGGCCGAAGCCTTCCGCCGCCGCCTGAAGGACGGGGCGGAGGAGCTGGCCGACGAGACCCGGAAAGCGGTCATGCAGATCCCGGTCCACGGCCGGAAACACACCGGCCTCCGGGGCCGGGTGGCCAAGGGTGTCGGGGTGAAGCTGTCCAGCGGCGGAGTCCAGGTCTACGCGTCCATGAACCAGGCCGACGAACGCAACATCCCGGCCTACCTGGACGCCCGGGACGGCTGGCGTCACCCGGTCTTCGGCAACCGTCATACCTGGGTCCGTCAGACCACCGGAGGGTCCTGGTTCAGCGAAGTCCTGGCCGACGGCCAACCGAAGCTGGAGCGGGAGCTGACGGACGTCTGGGAGGACGCAGCCCGGATGATCGCTGAAGCAGGGTTCGGACGGTGATCTAGCATCACCCCCAGAGACGGAGGGGGCCGGGGCTCACTGCGGGTCACCCGGTCCCCTCCTGCACGATCCGCAGCGACCCCGCAGGAAAAGAGAAGAAGATCATGACGACTCCAGACGTCGTGGAGCCGGGCACCTACGCGCCGGACGGCGGAAACCAGCCTGAAGCGCCCGCCCCGGAGCCGGAGGCCCAGAAGTACTACTTCACCAACCCTGGCCAGATCCTGGACGCGGAAGACCAGGTCTGGGGTGAAGTGCCGGTGCCGGAGTGGGCTCCGAAGGGCCACCCGCACCCGGAGCGCTGGCTCCTGAAGCTCCGTGGTCTGTCCGGCCGGGAGCGTGACGCCTTCGAAGCGTCCATCAACCAGGGCCGTGGCAAGTCCCAGAAGCAGAATTACGAGAACTTCCGGGCCCGGCTGATCATCCTGTGTGCGGTCGACCCGGACGGGAACAAGCTGTTCTCCCGCGCGGACATCAAGCGACTGGGGGACAAGTCCTCCAAGGCCCTGGCCCGGGTCTTCGACAAGTGCAACGAACTCTCCGGCCTGGGTGAGGACGACGTCCAGGAGCTGACCGAGGGTTTCGACGAAGGCCAGAGCGCGGGCTCTACTTCCGCCTAGCTCTGGCCCTGGGCTGGCCGTCGGTCGCCTGGGGGCTGGCCCGGATCAGTTCCGTGGAGCTGTCGGAATGGGAGGCGTACGAACGGGAGTACGGCCCCATCAACGGCCGGTGGCGGGACGAAGTCCTGGCCCAGCTCCACGAACTGGCCCAGCAACAGATGCGCCTGCTGGGAGCGGCACACTTCACGGACAAGAAACACCGGAAGAACCCGGTCCCGGAGCCCAGGAAGGTCCCGCGCCCCTGGGTGATCCACGAAGAAGAAACAGAAGATCAAGATCCGAAGGACTACACGGAGGAGATCCCCGACGACTTCTGGGAGGAAGACCCGGAAGACGACGACGGGGAGGACTGAAAGGCGGACGTCATGGCAACGATCACGTCCCTGATGTTCCGCATGAACTCCACGTACAACGGAGACGGCCTGGCCCAGGCGCGGCGGGACATATCGCGCCTGGACGGGTCCATGAACGCGCTGGACAAGTCTTCATCGGCGCTGGTGCCGGGCTTCAAGGCCCTGGTCTCCACCATGATCATGCTGGGTCCGGCCATCATCCCGATCACTGGCGGGCTACTCGGACTGGGAGCGGCGGCGGGTTCCGCCTTCGCGGCGGCGGGGGGTGCCGTAGGGATCTATGCCGTGGCCCTGAAAGGGGCCATCAATGCGACGATCGGGACAGGGTCCGCCTTCAAGGACACGAACCAGGCGATCACGAAGGCCCAGAAAGCCCTGGACGATGCGGTGCCGGGGACGAAGGCGTACGCGAAGGCGGAGAAGGATCTGGCCGACGCGCAGAAAGCCCACCAGCAGGCGATCAAGGATCTCCCGGACGTCCAGTCGAAGTTCGCGAAGGCTTACGACCTGTCCACCGTGGCGGTCTCCCGGTTCAACGACGAGAACGCGAAGTTCATCCTGGGTCCGGCCACGACCATGGTCGAAGCCTTCACGGCCGCGCTCCCGAAGATGACCGGCGTCCTGAAAGCCGTCAACCCGGAGATCCAGCGGGTGGCGGATCTGACGAAGAAGTGGGTCACCGGCGGAGGGCTCCAGCGCTTCCTGGACTACCTGGTGAAGTACGGCGTACCGGCGCTGCATGGCTTCATCGAAGCCGGACGGTCGCTGTTCACTGCCCTGGGCCAGGGCATGCGGGACATGGCTCCGCTGGGCCAGGCGTTCGTGGACTGGCTGGTCAAGACCATGGACGCCTTCAAGAACTGGGCAACCGGCGGGGGCTTCCAGCGCTTCCTCCAGTGGCTGACCGAGAACAAGGGAACCCTGATCGGGATAGCCAAGAACCTGGGCCAGGCCATGGGGAACCTGGGCAAGGCCCTGGGAGACATGTCCGGCCTGGCGCTGACCAACGTGGGTGTCCTGCTGAAGATCCTGGCCAGCTTCCCGCCGGGACTGATCGAAGCACTGGCCTACGCCTGGGTGGCCTGGAACGCCGCGCTCACCGTCTACAACGTGGTGGCCTTCATCAGCGCTGCGGCCACCACGGCCATGACGCTGGCGGCCACTCCGCTGGGGATCCTCATGGCCGGTATGGCCCTGACCATCTTCGCTGTGGTGGCCGCCCTGGCGGCCCTGGGTGTCGGGATCTTCTTCCTGGTGAAGTACTGGGACACCGTCTGGGGGGCCATCAAGGACTCCGCGAAGACGGTGTGGGGCTGGCTGAAGACCGCCTGGGACACCGTCTGGAACGGGATCCGGGACGCGGCCGTGGCCGTCTGGGACTTCCTCACGAAGGGCTGGGGACAGTTCCTGCTCCTGTTCATGGGACCCATCGGACTGATCATCGCTGTGGCCGCCCACTGGAAGGAGATCTGGCAGACGATCCAGGACGTGGCGCTCACCGTCTGGGACGCCCTGAAGACCGCCTGGGACGCCACGGTCGGAGCGCTGAAGACCGCCTGGGACGCCGTGTCCCAGCCGATCATGGACAGCTGGAACACTATCTGGCCCCAGCTGTCCGAAGCGGCCACCAACGTCTGGAACGGGCTGAAGGCGGCCTGGGACTTCCTGTGGGCTTCGGTGAAGGCCGTCTGGGACGCGTACTGGTCGGTCTTCGGTCCGGTCTGGAAGGCGGCCTGGGACGGCCTGACGGCGGTCGCCAGCGCGGTCTGGGACGGGCTGAAGGCGGCCTGGAACGTCCTGTGGACGGTCGTCCTGGGGATCTGGAACACCTTCTACGCTGACCGTCCCGGCGCCTTCCAGGTCGGCTGGACGTACGTGACGGCCACAGCGAAGACCGCCTGGGCCATCCTGTCCGGCGCCTGGCAGGTTCTCTGGTCCGTGATCATGGGGATCTGGAACGTCTTCTACGCTGCCCTGTCCGGGATCTTCTCCACGGCCTGGAACACGATCGTTGCCATAGCCACCGGGATATGGAACATCATCAAGGCCGCATGGGACGCCCTGTGGAAGACCGTCACGGCCATCTTCGTGACCTTCCTCGCGGTCTTCACCGGCAACTGGGGCAAGGCATGGCAGACGATCCAGGCGGCGGCCCAGGCCATCTGGAATCTGATCTC